ATGGAATCTATGATGAATAATCGTGTAAATATAGATTTTCTTAGAAAACAAGTAGACAAATTACAAACAGATGTAGAAGATTTGAAAGATAAGGTAAGACAAAATGGTGGTTGAAACAGTATTCGCTATGATGATGATAGTAAATGGATCAATGGATGGATTTATGAAAACAGAGGGTTTATCTCATTGTCTTAAAGTTAAGAGAGAAAGTGAACGCAATTTAGCAGATAATAGAACGAATGTTATTCGTTATGAATGTGGTTTAGTTAAAGCAGAATTAGAGCCAGATTCAGAAGGCGTTCTTAAAATAAAAAAGATACTTGAGAAAAAATAATGCTGTTCGGCTCTACAGCGTTTTCAGAAGCTCCGTTTTCATCAACATCTTCGACTAATGTAACCTTGGCAGTATCAGGGCAAGAAATGTCCATGTTTACTCCAGGAACAGTAATCCCTAAAGGCTCTATGGTTTTAACTGCTGGAGGGCAGGAAATGTCTATGTTTACTCCGGGCACAGTAATCCCTAAAGGAGCGTCTATTTTAACCGCTGGAGGGCAAGAATTAACGCCAACGCCTGGTAATATCAGCGCAAATACCGAACAAAAAATAGTGGCGTCTGGACAAGAAATGTCTATGTTTACTCCAGGGACAGTCGTTCTTAAAACTGGAGTAGGCGTTTCTGTAAGTGGAGAACAATTAACAGTTACTGAAGGAGACGTTGGTTTTGGATTAGGTGTTCTAGTTAATGCTACAGGACAACAACTACAAGCGGTAGTAGATGACGTAATAAATAAAACTGGAGTTAAAGTAATTCCAACAGGAATACCTGCTTCAATCGTTGTAGATGACGTAGCTTTAAAAACTAGCATTATTACAGTGGCTTCTGGAATAGATTTAAATGTTCTTGGTGGCTCAATTAGTTCAGTAAATACTGATCAAATACTGTCAATTTCTGGAAATTCTGTTAATATAAGAGGAGGTTCAGTTATTTTTTGGGATCCAGTAATTCCTGGTGCAACAAATAGCTGGAGCAATGTAAACGCTGCAACAGGCAGAACATGGACTAATGTAAATGCAACAACAAATACAACATGGACTAAACAAAACTAAGGAGGTATAATGGCGTCAACATATTCATCACGACTAAAGTTAGAACTCATGGAAGCTGGTGCTAATACAGGTACATGGGGTAATAACACAAATGAAAACTTACAAGTAATCGATGCGAGTATCGGTGGCTATTTAAGCAAATCAGTAGCAGGAAGTGCTAACGTTACTTTAACAACTGCTAATAGAGATGCTGATGTAGAAACCACTAACGAAGCTGCAAATAAGATAATAGATTTAAATGGAACTTTATCTGGTAATATTTATGTGTTTCTACCAGCGGTAGAAAAAGAATATACTTTATTTAATAATACAGCAGGCAATCATACATTACAAGTAGCACCGACAGGACACGCTGCTAATAATGTTACTTTAACTAAAGGAGCGCATACAACAGTTTACGTGCAAAATGGTAATAAAGTTGTAGATGAGTTTGCTGCAAATGTAGGAACAACTACTACGACTTATATAGGAAATGGTGCTAACTTAACAGGAATACAACCTTTTGCACAAGGTACTAAAATGTTATTTCAACAAACAGCTGCGCCAACAGGATGGACGAAAGATACTTCGCATAATAATAAAGCACTTCGTATTACTTCTGGCTCTGTAACTACTGGAGGAAGTGTCGCTTTTACTGACGCTTTCAAAAGTCAAACTGTAACTATATCAGGAACAACTGGAGGTAGTACAGTTAGTATAACAGGTAGTGTTGCTTCTCATACTTTGACTGTAAACGAAATACCAGCCCACAATCACTTAGAAGGTGGACACGTTGAGTTTGGTACAGGAAGTAGTCAATCAGCGGGAACTAGAAACACTGGTAACTCTAGTGGTGCAAAAAGATTTTTTACAGAAGATACTGGTGGAGGTCAAGGTCACACACATGCTGCTGGCACATTAGCTGGTGCTTCTCATACACATTCTTTTTCTGATACTGATGCAGTTGATTTAGCAGTTCAGTATGTAGACGTAATCATTTGCGCTAAGGATTAATGTGAAGTTAGAGGTAAAAGACAATTGTCCTTTAAATAACTTTGAGCCTTGCAAAAAATTTGATTGCGCTTGGTTTATACAAGTAAAAGGAACACATCCTCAAACTGGTCAAGATATAGATGAGTACGGCTGTTCTATGGCTATGCTTCCAATGTTAATGATAGAAAATTCTAGACAGACTAATCAAGCTGGTGCTGCCATTGAAAGTTTTAGAAATGAAATGGTAAAAGCTAATAAAGAATTAAACATACAAATTATAGAAGCTAACAATAGGAAAAAATTAAAGTAATGGCATATACAAGCATACAATTTGTACCTGGAATAAATAAAGAAACTACAGAGTATGGTGCTGAAGGTCAATGGGTAGATTGCGATAAAGTTCGTTTTAGATATGGCTTACCACAAAAAATAGGTGGTTGGGAAAAAGCTTCTCCTCATGCTATCATAGGAGTTTGTCGTGGATTATTTTCTTGGTTTGATTTAAATGGAATACGATACGCTGCAATAGGAACTAATAAAAAAGTTTATTTATTTAGTGGAGGTAACTATTACGATATTACGCCTATAAGAACTACTAAATCATCTCAAACTAACTGTTTTACTTCTTCTAATGGTCAAGCTTTAGTTACATGTACTGTTGTTAATCATGGCGCAGTAGTAGGAGAGTTCGTTACAATAAGTGGTACTTCAAGTTTATCAAATACTAATTTTACTGCTTCTGACTTTAACCAAGAATTTGAAATAACTAGTGTAGTCGATAACGATAATTTTAAAATTACAATGCCTAGTAATGAAACAGGAACTGGAATGTCTACAGTAGGAACTGCCACATTTGCATTTCAATTAGAAAATGAACCAGATAGTCAAACTTTTGGTTATGGTTGGGGAACAAACACTTGGAATACTTCAGCATGGGGTACAGCTCGTTCTACATCTAACGTTACTCTTGACGCAGGTATATGGAGTTTTGATAACGCAGGTGAAGATTTATTTGCATGGCTAAAAAACGGAGGGCTATATAAATGGGATGTTACTTCTGGATTTACTTCTCCATTAGCTGCAGTAAGTGGTGCTCCTACTTCTTCAGTTACAGGTTTAATTTCTACTCCAGATAGACACGCTATATGTTTTGGAACAGAAGTAACAATAGGTAATGCTTCAACGCAAGATAAAATGTTTATTCGTTGGTCAGACCAAGAAAACTTTACAACATGGACACCTACTACAACTAACACTGCGGGATCACAACGATTAGGAGAAGGTAGTAGAATAATATCAGCGTCATCAACTAGAGGTGAAATATTAGTATGGACAGATACAGCATTACATTCAATGCAATTTATTGGTCCACCATTTACTTTTGGTTTTAAATTACTCGGTACAGATTGTGGATTAGTTGCACTTAACGCAGCAGTCGTAGTAAACGATAAAGCATACTGGATGACTGATGGTCGATTTATGACTTACGCAGGTGCTATTTCAGAAATACCTTGTAGTGTAAAACAATATGTATTTGACGATATAAACAGAACGCAATACGCACAAGTTTATGCAGGAGAGAATAATCAATTTAACGAAGTCATATGGTATTACTGTTCTCAAAGTTCTGGATTTATAGATAGATATGTTATTTACAATTACATAGAAAATGTTTGGTCTATTGGTAATTTAAATAGAACAGCATGGGTAGATAACGCAGTATTTCAAAACCCTATGGCTTTAGAATATTTACCAAACTCTACTGCGTCAACTCAAACTACAGTTAATGGCGCTACTGCTGGTCGTTCTTTTTTATATGATCATGAAAAAGGCTCGTCAGATGATGGTGCTGTTTTGGAATCTACATTAACTAGTGGAGATGCTGACGTAGGAGATGGAGATGTATTTACTTTTATAAGAGGTGTAATACCTGATTTTAAAAATTTAGCAGGAACAGTAAAATTAAATATACAGTCTAGAGATTTTCCAGCAGATTCACAACGTACAACAGGAGATTTATCTGTAACTACTTCTACTCGATTTGTAAATACACGAGCTAGAGGTAGACAAGTATCACTAAAAATAACTAATGATAGTTCAGCTTCTGATAATTGGAGATTTGGAACTTTACGATTAGATACAAAAGCGGACGGTAGAAGATGACATTTAAACCACCACCAAGTTTACCAATAGCAACGAAAGAAATTGATGTAAAAGAAACTCTTAACGTTACAACTAAAACGATAGAACAATATTTGACTGAAGTAAATCAGCCAGCAGCGAATGGTTATTCTACATCTAATATCGTAGATACTCGCACTTTAAATGGCTCCACAGCCAGTTTAGCTGACGTAACTAACGTATTAGGCACGTTAATAGAAAGACTTAAAGGAAAGGGATTATTAAGTGATTAAGCTAAGAAAAGCAATAGAAACTGATGTTATTCAGATACGAGAGCTTTTGAAGAAATGGTTAATTGAAACAAAATTAAACTTTGGTGTAACAAACAATAGCAAAGCAAGGGAAAATATATTAGAATACATACGTCAAAACTTTGTCGTAGTGGCAGTTAAAGACGGTAAAATTATTGGAAGTATAGCAATGGCGCATTGTGATACTTGGTATACCGATAAAGCTTTTTATCGAACACTATGGTTTTTTGTCGATGAAAACGAGAGAAACCCTAGTATTGCAAAATCTTTATTAGACTTTGCGAGAGAATATGCTAAAGTACAAAATATTCCAATGATTTTAGAAATTATGCAAGGAAAAGATATGGATAGAAAACATCAATGGATTACTCGACAAAACCTTGACTATCTTGGTGGAACTTACGCAGAGGGATTATAATGGGAAGTATTTTCAAACCTAAAACTACTACTGTACCAGCTTCTTCATCAGGAACAGTTACATACGATATACCAGAATATTTTAAGAAAGCTCAAGAAGAATTATTTCAACGAGCTACAGCTGAATCTAAAAAACCTTATCAAGCTTTTACAGGGCAACGAATAGCTGATTTTACACAAGCACAGCGTGATGCAATATCTGCAGCAGGCGGACAAATAGGTGCTTTTGAAAGATCAGGTGCTACTACAGAAGCAAGAGGCATGTTAGATGAAATGAAACGTGTAGGCGAAAGAACATTTACAGGCTCTACTGTAGATGAATATATGAATCCTTACATAGAAAACGTTGTTAACAGATCAGTATCAAGAATAGCTGATATGGAAAGTCAAAGAAGAAATCAAGCTGCAAAAAATCAAATAACTGCAGGTGCATACGGCGGTAGTCGTGGTGCAATAGAACAAGCTGTTGGTGCTGCAGAAAGTGCAAGAACAGCAGGTGATTTAGCTGCAGGACTATACGCTCAAGGATTTAACACAGCACGAGGTGCATTTGATCAAGATAGAAGTGTACAAATGAATAATTTAAGTGCATTAGCAAATGCAATACCTGCGCTTCAATTACAAAAACAAGGCGCTGCTATGACTGAAGCAGAGGGTGCGATGAAGTTTGGAGCAGCAGAACAAGGATTAGAACAAGCTAGATTAAATGAAGCTTATAAAGATTTTATAGAACAGCAAGGTTTTGGAAGAGGGCAACTTGCTTTCTTAACTTCTATCTTATCTGGAGCACCTATAAGAAGTTATGGTCAAGCTTCTACAGGTACACAAGATCAAGTTATAGGAGGTACTTCACCTTTTGCACAAATAGCAGGAACAGCGATGGCGTTTGCAAATCCAGCTTCTGATGTAAGACTTAAGAGAGATATAGAGCTAGTTGGTAAATCACCTAGTGGAATAAATGTTTATAACTTTAAATATCTAAATTCTGATGACACTTATCAAGGGGTTATGGCACAAGAGGTTCCAGAAGCTTCTGTATTGATAAACAATTATTATCATGTTGATTATTCGAAAGTAGATGTAGAATTTAAAAAATTAAGTTAAAAAAGCGATGGCTATACGAAATTTTTTTAACCCGAATGGAAGTGCAACAGACGATATTACTCAATTAAAATCATTAGTAGATGCTTCATCTACTGGAGATGTAGATGACGTTGTACAACAACAAATAATAAATAAGTATGGAAGTTATGATGCTTTGTATGATGCATATCAAGAAGAACAAAACTATCAAGATTTAGTTAGTAGAACTATCGCAGAGGGCGGAGGCACAGGCAACGATATGATGGCTGATTTCTATGCTAATCAAACAGATGCTCTTGGTCAAATGCAATCTATGGTAGACCAATCAGGAACTGGTGGAATGGTTGAATTAGCTTCTACTACTGACACTAATAATCAAAATCAAAATGAAGAAACAGAAGAAGAAAAAACTTTAAGAGGAAAAATAACTGATTCTATTATTGACATAGTTGGTTTTCCAGGTAGAGTAGCAGGAAATTTAAGAGATACTGTAAGTAGTCCAAGTAAATTTACAAACTTTTTATTAGACCCTAGAACACAAGCTGGATTACGAATGATACAAGAAGGTGGAACACCTAGTTTTTCTTCTCCTTTTGCTCGTATATCAAAAGCTTTAATAGATACTTCGACATCTTTACAAGCACAGGCGGCGGCTGCTGCTAAGTCTGGAAAAGTAAATGCAAGAAGTCAAATCTATATACCAGGACAAAACCCAATAGTTGATACTTATCTTCAAAGTTTACCTTATGAATTAACTGAAGATGGTACAGGAGTTAAAAAAACTTATTATGATTATTTAACAGAACAAGCTG